TTGTATATAACCTGTTTCAGCGTCGCCCCGTTCGTGCCGCGAGCCCCGGTATCCTGTACGCCGATGATGACTTTGACTTTATTCTCGTAGCTGCCGACCAGCGGCACCTGCGTCGTCCTGATGCCGTTGACGTCCAACAGCACGTCCTCCATCGTCCAGATGCCCGACGTGCCAGTATTTTCCGCCCCGATGATCCCTCCGTTGCCCATCGCTAGACCTCCATGTAAGACAGCGATAGCTCCAGCATGGCGTCGGCCGAGGCTGTGACGTGGAGGGTGTCATCGGCTACCAAGACTAGCTTACCCGCGATGGGAGAGATGGCGGCGTTGATCGGTACGGGGATGGCGTTACATTGCCTGATGTCGCCTACCTGCACCGTGACGGCGGCGGCGCTGGCTGCGCCCACGTTGGCCACCTGAAGGCCGATGACAACGGTCTCTCCCGTGGCCGTCAGTACCGTCGAGTCGTAGCCTGCCGTGTAATCCGCCGTGATGGACACACCTGTACCCGGCGCTGCGTTGAACGTGATCTCCCCTGCCGCCAGGTCGGCGGTGTAATCCGTCGTCACGACGCCGTTGAGATAGACCGTCAGGCTGCCTGCCTGGATGGTGTGGTGGGCGAGCGAGAAAAGCACCGTCGATGTGCCGCCCGTCCCGACCGCCTCGCCGGTGACAGCGACGGGCTCCATGTAGATTTTTCGGATGATTCGCTTGAATGCCATCTGTGCTCCTCCTTTATGACAGGGCAATGATCAGGGCGATGACGTCGGATGACCCCATGCCTGGCTCCAGCCCATCCAGCTTCGTCTTGTCCGCCGCGCTCATGAGGCCGTCAGTGCTTGATGTGGCATTCCCGATCATGCTGCGGACAGTTGCCATGCTCAGGTCTTCAGGGACGCCATAACCCTCTGAGTTCCGGCCCTTGATTTTCTTGGAATCCATATTTGCCAGCTTGTTGTTGGAAATGCTCCCATCAGGGATAACTCCACTAGACGCTACATCTGCCCAAAACTTAGCCGAGAACCGGCCTGGCTCTATCTCTCCTTCTCCATCGGACCACATCTCGGCTTTCTCTGCAAACTCCTCCGCGTCTGTCGCAGATCCGGATGCGGCAAGCGCATAGTCCCCTGCCAGTCCGGCCGACCCTGCCGCTCCGGCTGCGGACGCGGAGGCCGCTGATACATACCCCTGTGCCTGCGTTACTGCCGTCGCCGCAGCCTCGTAATCCACTGAAATCTCGTCGATGGCATCCTGCACGTTCTCGGCAAGCAACCCTGACTCTGTTCCGTCGTAGGAAATCGCCGTGGCCGGGAGTCCCACCCACTCCGTCCCGCTCCAGTACGCCATTGTCCCTGAGGCGGAATTGATGAAAAACGCTCCCGCTGCTGGATTGCTCGGCGCGCTCGTCCCGAAGTAAAACCCTGTCCATCTCCATACAGAACCATCGTACTGACGCAATACAGACGGAGACACGGACGTGTCAAGCCAGTACTGTCCAGTGCTCGGGTCATCGCTCGGTGTCTCCGATGCAAAGAACGTCGCGATGGAGTTCAAGATTGTATAGATGTTGTTTATTTCTTCGTTGTACTTGTATGACGAGATCGGAATCTCGCCCTCAGATACGGTGTTTTTCCTGGATGCAATCGCCATTCACGATGTCACCTCCTCTGCCAGTCCCATCTGCGATCACCAAGACCAGCCGCGTACACAAGCATGTCCAGCATCGAAACAGATGAATCGGTCGTGATCTGGAACTGGATATTGTCAGTTGCCTTCGAGACCTTTGCCTGCATCATCGATATTCCAGCCTGGTCCCAGCCAGTCCCATCGGAATCCCAAGCTGATTCGAGATCATCCCATCCACGAGGCTCCAATGCAGCTCGCTCGAATTTGATGGTGCGAAGGTACTTACTCCCGTAATCGCACCGAACGTCCAAATACACCGTTCCGCTTCTGCGCACTTCGAGAGCTAACATGAGCTTTTCTACGTATGTCCTTGCTGTGTCTCCACCAAGTGAGAATGTTTTTGTCCGGAAAACCTTGGAAAACTCATATCCATTAGCGCCATCAGATTGCGTTGCATCTCGGCTTGCATGTTCGTCAAACCTCAATACCAACCCGGACCTCGTACCGAAATAAACCTCACCATTCATAGACAGAGCGCAGGACGCCTTTATACTCCCGCCGAGAACCATGCGATACCATCCCTCGACGCCACGGTGGATAATGTACACGTCCCCACTATTCATCACCATGAAGGACATCCACGTTCTGGCGTTGAACACGACCTGCTTCGGTATATCGTCATTCAGCCTAGGATTGACCTTCAGGCTCTGTGGTACAGTCCCCATGTTACCGACGGCATCCACCATCTGCAACGAATACACACCGCCATCGCCAGCAAAGAGAACATCATCGCCGGATTGAGCAACGCATCGAGGCGACCGACAAGAGACTCCCTCTGCAACGGGCTCACGTCTGAACGGATCACCCATGTCTCCTGACATCGTGCCAAGAATCTTGTGGATGGTATTTCTGCTTCCGCCCTTGAACACAATGAGCTGAGTCTTGAAATTGCAGATTCCGCTGACAGTTCCGCCGTCCTTCGTGTCGATGTTGAACGATCCGCCATTTAGACCTGGGTCAGTTCCAGTCCCATTCCAACCCCAATCTCTAGCGTCGTCAGCACCAGAAAACCAGACCTTACTCCCATCTCGTTCTCCGACCCATAACCTTCCAACACGAACAGCAAGCGCACCAGCAGCATCAGGCGCCGGATTTGACAACGCTCTTGCTGAAACGGTTTCAAGATACTGGTCTCCCTCTGTTCTATCCTCTGGGTCATGTGGCTCACCAGAGAGGTCAGAAGAAGAGACGACGTAAAAACGTTGTAGATTACCACCAGACGCGATATACAACTTCCCATAAAAAAGTGATGCCGTTATGTCAGACGTAAGAGACGGAGACGTAAGCTCACCGACGAACATCGCTCCGCCACCTGGCTGTACCTTTGAGCATGGGATCGTGGACGGATCGGAGACAGCGATAAGCGTATGAGGTTCCTCATCTGATAGAACCCACCAGTCTCCAGCGTCGTCCATGTAATAGGATGTCGTTCCTGCTCTCCGAACGTTCTTCTCCTCTATCGTCTCCCACGAACCCCAAGTAACGCCTTCAACTAAACCCCATCTCGATTCCTTCGGAACCGTGTAACAGTAATTCCCAGCGAACACAACGAATAGCTCGCTGGGCGCATACCACTCGACCGCACGGATTGGAAGGATGTCGTTGCCAGACGTTGACAATCTGACCTTCGTCTGGGTCACATCCTCTTCATTCACAACGCGAATAGTTCCAGACTCCGAGAATGGGACTATCGTCATGACAGACGTGCCTGGCCGCGTCTCGAATCTGCCGTACTGAGACAGCCACCAATTGACTACCTCAGTGGCTTCGTCGTCAGCTATTTCATGGCTCGACCTCGCATAGTTGATCCCCTTTATAGGAATCTGAATGCGGCCCTTAGCCACAGGAAACGCCTTTACTCCGCCAGATGAGATATTATCGCGAGGCATCGCTTACCACGGTCCTCTCCCAGCGAGAAGGCTCGGCACATACAATTCAAGCAGCCTCTCAAATTCGTTCGCATGACTCGACATGATTGACAGTTCGAGATCAGGCTTTCCACCGAGACGGTTATACGCTCTAGCAACAGTCCAGCTCACAAGCAGATCGCAGAACTGGGACGGAAGCGGAATCTCGTCGTCGGTGAGAGTAGTCGTGTCGTATCTGAGTTTTGGGGGTGACGGGATATAGGTGAAACAAAGTGTTCTTTCTTCCCTGGGGGTTGGGAAAACCAAAATGGAGGGGTATTCGATACTATTGACCAGTGTCCACCTGTCAGGATCACCAGCCATAGCAGCAGAGAAGGGAAACCTCTCTGGGCGGATATAGAGAAGCCGCCTCTCACCCTCCGAAAGCCCCATCGTAAGACTCAAGGCTCTTTGGATAGAGACGGCGTTGTTGCCTGGTGGCACCGTTTCCTCTCCCAAAAGAGAGACCTCGTTGACATTGGCAGGGCACGTCAACGTCAACCTAGAAAAAAGGAAGGGAGCGCCAACCTCTGACGCTCTCCTCCACATCGTCTGAAACCCAGCATTGAGATACGAGACAAGCTCCGCGTTGCTCCACTCGCTAGGTATCGGCTCCGTCAGCTCCTGCCTCACACGTGTCAGGACATCGGAAACCCTCATTTGGCGACACCTCCGACCCTATTCTGCCGAGTCAGAATCGTCGCCAAGGAGTTTTGAAACAAGCACATCCTTCGGATCATTCTTAGAGTAGAGAATCTTTCTCTCAGCGCATAGCTTCTGGAGCTGGAATAATCCCTTTTCCGTAAGCTCTGACCTCGTGAAAGTCTGTTTACCGGCATTATCCAACAGAACAGCACCGGAAGGGACAGGAGGTGCATTGATCGCCATTTTAGCAGTAAGATCGCTAAGAACAGTAATCGCGAACCGAGGAACCCACGCAGACGGGCCTGAACTCTGTTGACCAGTGTCCTTATCCACAATCGGTTCACTGGGCCTGTACCTTCCCTTCGATTCGAGACACATCAGGTAAACGCCACGGACCCTCGTATCGACACCCATAGGAATCTCGATCCTGTTCCCATTGATCGTTACAGCCTGCTTCCGAAGCATCGGGTCTTCAACGTTCGTGACCCTGCACAAGTATTCGTGATCAGGACGCAATAGACTTTCCATATTTTTGATCCTCCTGTGTCAGAAGTATGGGCAGCGCAAAAAAACTACGCTGCCCAATCCAAGAACGACCTGGGAAACAGCTAAAACCTAGGTCTCTGCGGTCATTGCGAACGTCGCGCTTGCGACGCTCCACCCAGCGATTCCATCAGTATCCGGATCACTCACCGTCAGCGTCGCAGTATCGGCATTCGCCCAACCAGTGCTCGCATTAGTATACGATACAGTTACAGTATAGACGCCATTCGTCATGCTAGGCGTCGTGGAACTCGGCGTAATCGCAGCAGTTCCATTTGTAGATGTGTCGGCGATAGCGAGTTTGATAGGACCGTTATACTTGGTATAAACGTTACCCTCGTCGTCAACCAGCTTGATTGTTACAGTGTCCGTCGGAGGTGTCGTGCCATTCAGATCAGCAATTTTATGCGTTGCCGTCGAAGGCGTCACCGAAAAAGAAAGCTCCCCGCTAAAAACCTTTTCGAGAGCGCCCAACCGCTCAGTGACATCCTTTTCAAAATCCAACCACTCCTGATACTGGCGAATCAATTACGACACCTCCCTACGCAAGCACGCCGTGCTCGTAACGAACGAGACGGTCGTCATCCAGAATAAGAGACGCATACATGGCCTTCCAGCCAGCTGTACTTCTCTGGTTCAACGGGTCAGACGTGTCCGACGTGTCCGATTTGGAATGCAGCTTCAGGATAATCCCGGTAGAACCCTTATTCAGCGGGACCTCGGCATACGCATCCTGACCAAAGATGATCGTCTGGTAAATGTCAGTCTTTCCACCCGTAGCCTTTACTCCGGACGTGGCAGTTCCGCCAGCTCCAGCAATGATAGGCGCATTCGTGGTCAGAATGAATCGAATACCCCAACCAGCGCCGACCTCACCCTCGAAAACCTTCCTCTGGCTCGGATATTTCTCGATAGGGATGAACCCGGAACTCTCAAGAGCACGCAGCGACATTTCCAGGTCTGTATGACCGATGCAAATATAGCTCGGTGCGACAGGCACAGTGGAAATGCCCGTCGAGGGATCGATCATCGCAGTGATCTCCTCGACGTTCGCTCTCTTCAAGGTACGAACGATTTTCTTAAAGTCAGTGTCAGTCAGGTTTGACGTGACAGAATCTCTGGACAGAACAGAGCCTGCATAGAACTCGTTCGTGCCGGCAAGAAGCGAATCACGGAGCACCGTGTCCATCGTCAGACCAGACTGCTTACCCAGCTTCTCGACGATCTTCGTCACTTCCGGATCAAGAGAAACAAGCTCGACAACATCACTAATTCCTGTCCAGCTCCCATACTGCGCGATGTCGGCAGTGACAGGCCGCTTGATGATACTCATCCCGATAGGTGTTACACCTTCCGAGAGCTGCGTTGTCGCAGCAGGCAGGTCCTCATACTTCTGGAAGTCAATCTTTTTACCGCTATTCGGTTTCATGTTTTCCTTGACCCCGTGGCGTCCATACACCAACTTGGGACCAAGCGCCTCGATATACAGCTTGGAATAAAATGCTGCCGCACGCGGCGACAGTGTTGCAGTTGTCATAATAGCCAAGATTATCCACGTCCTTTCGTCGTTATCTCAATTTTTTTTGTTGTTGAAATGCGTCACCTGACCATCCCTGCTTTTACCCGTTCTGCGAGTTTCATAAACTCGTCACTGCTAAGGGCCTCAAGGTCAGAAATAACCTGCGCGTCAATGTCGTTGCTCTTCCGCTTCTGGACTTCACCACGCCGTGATGCACTTTCCGCGTGTGGAGGTGTTGACGGAGGAGGCACAGCCCTTCCGGAATACCCAGAAACATTCGATGAACCATGAGACTGCTGTTGCTTCTGCTGCTGGTGCAACCCACGAATCGCAATGGCCTTTCCTCTGAGATCGTTATACAAATACAGGAATGCCTGCGGATCGGAATCAGCAGCTTTAGCGACCTCTGCCGGGATCAGCCCATTCTGGAGCCCATGCCTCAGGAGCAGCATAACATCTGGGAAATGCGGGTCTTTCTTCGCTTCTTCAACAAGCCTCGCTCTGAGTGCGGCAGTCCGTGCCTCTTCGAGACTTCTCGCTGCTGCCTCTTCAGCTTTCGCTGCCGCAATCGCCTCTGCCCTCCGCATAACCTCTTCGGACATGCGCTTCGTGTACGCCTCGTGCGTTTCATCGTCACGCATAACGAAAATATCTTCAGGCTGGTCGTTCTTTCCACTCTCTTGACGGTTATCAATTGGCTGCGGAGGCTGACCACCTTGCATTCTCCGGATCAGCTCATCCCGTAGATCACCATGTGCCTCAAGCGCGGAAATGATCTTCCCAAACCTTGACAGAGCCTGCGTTTTCTGCGTGTAGTCGAGTCCCTTCGACGCAAGCTCATAGAGCATCGAAGGGTCACGAATTTCGACAGTGTTGCCACGGTGTTTCAACACCATAAGCGGCTTGTCCTGCTGGGTGTCAGCGGTCTGCGCATCACTTACCTGCTGGTCATTCGCTCCATCTACGCTAGAGGATTGGTCCTGCGTGTTAACCTGCCGTTCATCGCTGACACCGTTAGAATCGTCGTCTGTCTGCTCGATAAGTTTTTTCTCGTCGTACCCAGCCGTGAACCACTCAGGAGGTTCATTGCCTCCGAGAAGCGCTGCTTTCTCTCTGGCAAATTCCTCGTCACTCATGACATACTGGCCAGACTCTTGCTCCTGCAAGTTGGTCTTCCCTTCCTGATTTGCTTCCACAATCATACACCTCCATCGACATACAAACCGACGGGCCTATGACAATGCAGAGCGAAGATGGAGAAACCAATTCCTTCGCCCTGACATCGAAGGCTTGCGTGCGGCTAAGAAACAAGAAAGACGTAGCGGCTCCGGCTACCGGTTGACCACTACATCCTCCAGCCACGAAATAAAGTTTCTGACGCCCTGACACCGTACCAACGCATGTAACGTCTCAGCGTCATGCGCATCGTGCGCAAGAACACCTCCAAGAGCGACAGAAAGCCAATGCTCTGCAAGTGTCCTGACAGCCCGTACATCGACCCTGTCGATGGCAACGTGGAGATCGGCAATATCGATCTCCCTCGGGGCTATCTGCCTCTCATCCGGAACGAATTGATTCATTCACGCCTCCCCCTTCGATTCCTACATCCACATTCCACCGCCCTGACCTGGCGGAACCTCCATCTGTGGCAATACCCCTCCACCTACAGGGACTACACCCTGCTGAGGCTGTTGAGGAAATGGCTGCGGTTGCGGCTGTGAAGGCTGCTGACTTGGATGCGTCTGCGGTTGTGCCGCCCCAATAGCGGCCTGCAACTGACGATCCTGCATTGCCTGTTTCGCTGCCTGCTGTACTAGAGGGTGGCTCAGAATCGATTGGGCCTGCTGATTCTGCATTGCCTGAACTTGTAACTGCTGCTGCATCATCATGAGCTGTTCCTGGAGCGTCTTGATAAAATTAGGATCACTCAACAGCTTCGAGTGGTCCTTAAAACCCCAAAGCTCCATCAACCTCTTCATCAGCTCGTAGAGATTGTCCGGAGTCATGACCCCATTCTGGAGCAACGGTGCAAGAAGCTGTAAGAGCTGGATGAGCTGACCCTGGACCCTCTCGCTCTTTCCTGCCGCAACACCACAGGAAACAAGAATGTCCATATTCCCACTCACATCATCACGAGATACACGGATAGGCTCACCATAGAGCCTCACAACGTAATCATGAGGCATAAATTGCCTCAAAAGCGCCAAACACTGCGTAAACACCTTCTGCCATCCCTCTGCAAACATCCTCGCGATAAGCTCGATTCTTGCCTGAGAGGCACCAAGGATTGCTGTTATTCCCGTAGCCGTTTTGTTAAGCGATTGAGCGTCGAGACCCTGGTTGTACCTCGTGACACCAGTCCTTTGCTCAGCCATAGCCTGCATAAACTCGACAAACTGGAACGCCCAGGGATGGAGCGGCTGCGGCGTAATCTGTCTGATCCCATTAATGTTGTCAGTTCGAACAATACGGCCAGGACGAGGATTCAGAACAGCAGCCATCTCGACCCTGGCATTCCGTTCAATCAGCCACATCTGGTTGTTCTGATAACTGAAATTGTCGAGAATCTGGCGGATTACGCTCGTCTTGATCTTCTGGATGTCCCCGAGAATGTCCGCCAGCGAAATCCCCTCGAACTTGTGAAGGTCAGGAATCGGAACCAGAGCGATAAATGGTGGCTGTCCGTGATCATACGGGTTCGGCTCACACCGCAACACAACATCCTCCGCTACCACGATCACGTATGGCTCCAACATCCCAGAATCGTTCGGATCGAACAATCCCCACCACTCAAAAACTTCGACAACACGACGACCAAGCTGCTGATCCTGGTTGTCTTGGTGAATCCACGGGGCATTTCTGTTGTCCTCGGCGTATCTCGCCTGCTTCTCAATCCCCGCAGCGTCAGAGGCTATGCGGCTTTGGATGTTCTCAATAACCTGATCCACATTCTTGTAAACTCCATCGATCTCCATCCGCTTCAAATAATCGACAGTCCGAAATACGCGATGGATAACAAAATGCGCGTCCTCGATGTTCTCCGCAGTAGGATCATATAGAAAATCCTCAGGAGGCACGACATCGATAGTGAACCCAGAATAATCCTCGACCAGTTGTGTCCCAACGACATCCCTGTATATTTTCCGCTCCGGCAGACTCTTCACAGCCTCAGCCATGAGAGCTTCCCTCTCCTCAGGAGGCATGTCAGGAGGTATCTGCTGCGCTAGCGGTGTCATGAGCTGCGAGAACTCCTCCGGACTGTACGGTACAACATCCTCGGAGAATGACTTGATCTTCACGTCCGGATTTGCCTTCAGTGCATCAAACTCTTCTTGCGTCATCACTTGTTCGACAAACCGAGACCGCTTAAACTCCGTTTTCCACCCAGTCTTGATGAACGCAGCGGAATAGACCAGAGCACTCTTCATAGCGTGCATGGCTTTCGTAAACCCGTTTCCACGGCACATGAACATGTAGTTGATCAGCTCTGCCGTCTTCTCCGCTGCTTCTTCGTCTTCCGGCCCTATACCAACAGCACTCACAATGTCCGAAGAGAAGAAGATTCTCGCCAACGACGGCTGTATCCATTCAATCGCGTCCATAGTGTCGGTGCTGACTATCTTCGATCTACCATCGTCTTCACGGAGCTGCTGCGCCTCGTAATCGTCACTCGCAACCATCCCAGGTTCGAGGTGCTTTCCTCGATAAAGCTGGTACCACTCTTCGCGTGATGGCCTCAGTTCCTCCTGAAGACGCTTCGCAGCATCAAAATCCTTCTCGAATACATCGAGAGCACGATCAAAAAAGTCATCTTCTGAGTCTGACTGCCGTTCTTCAGATGACGACGCAGTGGCAGCCGAACTATCCGGAATTTCCTCTACGTTGGAGGCCCACTCTTCGGGACCATATCCCCTATTCGCAGCATCGCCGGCTAGACGAGCCAATGCGCACACCTCCATCTATACTCATGGGTTAAAAAACATCCCTTCTCCGGTACCGCAGCGGCTCATCTCTCTCCCCATTGATCGAAGCATCTCCGACCACCATAGACGCCATATACCCAAGACAATCCGCTATGTGCGAATAATCATCCTTGATCGGTTCATTGGAATACGCACCATTGGAATACTGACGACGACGATAACCACCAGAAAGCGCCGCTATCAGCCACGAACACCTCGGATCGATCAACAACATCGGCTTTCCGTCTTGCGTCGTTGTCGTCAACAGCTTCCGAACCGCTTCCCACCTCGCCACATCAGAAACAGGCCCAGGTGTCACGTAGATGTTATACTCCGTCCTCAGTATCTCATAACACGTCTTCTCGTCAGTCTGCGACCTTGTATTCCCCGCAGGATCACCAATATCCCTGTACCTGACACCCTCGCCATAGAACGCAAAGGATTCAGCCACCACCGGCTTCCCATGCGCCAATATCCCCGAATCCCAAGACTGTAATTCCATCTGGATCAAGAGCTGCCCTTTCGCCGAGACCTGACCCCATAACGTCGCAGGTGTCAACCCAAAATCCCAGCCTCGTAATACCGGCTTCCCCTTGATCGGATCGAGCTCCGTGGAAGAGACATGATAATCCAGCCGAAATTCCGGATACCACGCCTTCCCCTTCGGAACATTGAAATTGATCTCCATCTCCTGCTCCCACTGAGCATCTGTCATTCCACGCTTCTCTTCCTCTATCCACGAAGGATCACGCTTCTCAGGATCAGCAGTGTAATGAATGCGTATAACATCTATCCCGTCCCTCGTCGTCCACTTCTGTACACCCACTTCGGGTACACCAAGCGGCTCTGTCAACGGAATCCCAAACTCACCGTAATCACCGAAGGCTATCATCGACGCATCCATCTATCACACCAACCAATCACTACGGGATGCTCAGTAAAACAACACTAACCGTTGTCACTCTTTCCATCGTTCCCATCAGACGACGGCCTGAGTACACCATCGCTCCCGACAATAAACGACGAGTCCACATACGACAGATCAGTGTAAAACTCAGGATTCGATTGAATAGAGTCCAATATTCCCCTCGTAAGTAACCGGACCTCAGGAGTGTCCGCTATCTCTATCCCACAGTCCGAAAATAGATCAGAGATGATAAACTGGAAAATCAAAACCCTCGCAACCTGGGACGACATCCCATAAGGCACCAAAATCCGCGCACCTACCTGGTCAATCCGTAAACCAGAATTTATCGCATCAGTCCGATATACCCCGTACAATACCCCGCCTATGGAAATACAACCCAGCTCCATATCGAACTGCTCATCACCATGCGTCACGTCTCAAGCTCCCCTCTCACCCAATCCGTAACAGAATGAAGACGCGATACCACCAATGCCCGTATCTCAGGCTCCATAGAGCGGTCATGAACCTCCAACAACGCAGACTCCAGACGACGTACCCACATGTTCAACACACTCAGACTACGCATGTACGTCTCACTGGCAAAGCTCTTCGTCTTCCGCTCCACCAACAACTCTGACTGCAACCGTCGCTTCTCCGCCAATATCCGGAAATTCCCGTTCTGTAGCTTGCTCACTAATGAGCTTAGCTCCGCATACCTCTTATCAGCATCCGTAGAATCAGCATCGACCTCACAACGCTTCGCTTCAGCAACCGCTTTACGACGCTTTCTACTCGTCTTCGTGGACATCGATACACCCGCTCCCAAAAGATTGAAAGGGAAAAATAACAAGTGTAGCCCTGGGAAGGAGGGGGAACCAGGGCTACACCGGCACAGACTCGTTTCGCCCTATACTACCGGCATCCGCTCTGTGCACACGGCAACTCTATCCACTTTTCGCCCATAACTCATTCCACTCGCGCAATAACTCCACGTTGTCGCGAATGAACGAGGCAAATTGGTGCGCCATCACGCCAACAAATCTCTCTTCATCATCTTCACACTTAAACACACCACTCAACCTTGCGCAGTTGATCATCGCATGAATGCACTCGTGAAGAACCTCTATAACTTTCCGCTGATCAGGTAACGTCGCATCTACCATAATCTCGCCACTGTTGTGATTGACGATCCCCAATGTCTGATGGCTCTTGAGCAACTCACCATCATACGATAGAGAAAAATCCACACCACCGATGCGTATAGAAGAGATCAATCAGATTCCTCCCTCAATGCCGCGTGTCGTCCCTTAACCGCCCCTCGACTACCCTCGAAAAGAACCCAGGACCAGCAGACGATACCAACGTGATCCGACCACCACCCTGAATAGTCGGCCTCAATGATGTCCACGTGTCCTCCGCCTGATCCCAAGAACGCACCTCATCGCACAAAATCGCCGTCGCAGTGTACTGACGCAACTGCTCCGACCCTTGTCCTACAGGTATCACCTGCGAACCGTTCGAGAACAACAAAGCACCATCCTTCGTCCGCACTTCAGGCCAATCCAATACGTCCGGCAGATGACGATAGATATAAAGCATCCGCGTCTCACCAAGCAAATACTCAGAGTCCTCTCGCTTCTTGGACTGCACAAACACCGCAACACGCTCATTGAAAATCGCAAGATGCAAATGCAACGCCAACATCAACCACGTCATCATCATGCGACGCGATTTCGGTATCGCCAATATCCGACCCTTCGACCGCGACCACTGCTCAACCACATACCGCAGATACTCCAAGCGCGGCACCCTCTTGGAACGACCCTCGTCCGCCTCATCCACCGTCTCAACACAATCACATATCCACGACCACGGATACTCCGACCATAGCACATTCATCAACACCGCGTCACGGACTGATAACCTGTGGCGCTTTGCTTTGCTAAAGCGCGTTCCAGAAGTTTGTGGCAAGTTTTTTACCTCCCTCCCGTGGCGCGGCGGAAACGAATTTTACCCCCTCCCCGGTACCCTTTGGGTATACCCCCTCCCCTACCCATGCCACGGTATAACTACAACGCACTATACGAAAATCCATCGAGATTATAACG